GCCGCTTCTTCAAGCGCATTTGCGCGCACTTCGGCTGCAAATGATTTGAGGTCGATGCTCCATTCCTCGTATCGTGCGAAGTGCTTGAGCGCGAGCTTGGCGAGTTGTTCGTCTGTCATCTCAATGCACTCCCGTTACATGAAACGTGCGATGCGTCTGGCCGGCGATCTGCACGGATGCTTGCAGGGCGGCTGCCGATTCCAGGCAGCGTGCGGCGATCTCGTGCGCGGGGCTATCGTGCAGCGCATCGGCAGCAGCCTTCAGCGCGGCGATTGCGTCGATCACCTTGTCGAACGATACGTTCATGATTGCTCCTGATCGCCGGAAAGTGAAAGCACTGGAATTTCGCCACCATCGCCGCCAAGTGCGTTGACGCCAGCGCGCATCACGGCATGCGTCGCGTAAGCGTTGATCTCGATCTTCGCTTTCTGGACTGTCGTTTCCATGTGCTCAGCGAATTGTTTCTCGACGAATGGAATGTTCGAAAGAAGTTCCTGGCGGGCCATACGCAAATGACCGCGCAAAGCGTTCTTCTGCTTCTCGCTAGCGCTCATCACATCAATTGCTTCGCTAAGCTTTTCAAGGTGCGCAAGGGAATCGACCATGGTTTCGCGAACCTCATCGCGGAACTGATCGGCACGCCGTTGCGGGGCCGGAAGGCCAGGTATTTCTTTGTTCTCGCGGCGGCGTAGCGTGCATTGGACGCCGGAACCGACGTTCATGCTGCTGACGAACTCTGCCCATTGCGCCTCGCTCAGATCCACTTCGATGAACCCGGACATGGTGCTTCCCATGGGCCAGTCGTTCGAGAGCCTACGTCGCAGCGTAGATTCGCAGATTCGGATCGTCACGTAGTGCTGATGTTGGAAGTCGGAGCCATATAGGTATGCCCTACCGCTGACACGGCTTGCGCTGATCTGTGCGAATGCCGGATGCCGCACCATTGTTTCGTCGCTGCCAACATTCTCAAAAGTCGGCTGTTCGATATGTCGGCTCATTGCTCACCTCGTGCTTTCGCAAGGGCAGCGCGCGCCTTAACGAAGCCGCCTTTCCCGCCGATCCATGGCGTGTTGATGATCTCTTGCAGGGCTTCGTACAGGTCGTCAGCTGCTGCAATCCGGTTCGCGTTCATTCGGCATGCATCTTTGCGCGCTGCTGAATCAGTGTTGACGAATGCGATCGAAACGCCGGCCACTTCAAGGTCGATTGCCCGCACGTCGATTTGCCGTGTGTTGTCCATCATTCACCTCCTGCCAGACGGCGCTTAACGATGACTTCCTTCGCATCGGTCAGCAGCGTGTGAATCGTGTGCAGGTCGTCTTTTTCACCGCGCGCTAGTGCCTGCATGAATTCCTCGCGTTGCACGCTGTTCAGCTCGACCAGCAGTTCCATCAGGTCGTCGAACGTGACTTCTCGCTCGATCTGTTCGCGGCGGTCATGTGCGGCGAGAGCTGCGTTGTCGGCCGCTTCGAGATCGCGGTCGAACAGCCAATTGCCGTATGCTTGCGTGCGGGAAACTAACTGCGGTACGTGGCTCATGATTTCCGTCCTTGTTGTGATTGGCGACGAATACTGCCGCGGTGTGTCGATGGATTGAACGATACCGTAACAGTATCCGTCACGCAAGCGAAAAAATCACTGTTGCGTTTCTGCCTCGCGGGCTATCCAGTTGCGTCGCTCGAACGCCGGCCGCAGCTTCTCGTGTGTTGAGCGGCGTAAGTCGGCGATTGCAGGCGTGACCTTGGCCGCCGTGCGCGTGACGGTCTGCGGATGAATGCCGAACTCGCGCGCAATACGGTTCAGACAAGGGCAATACGACTGGCCGAAAACGAACTCGCGCGCGATCAGGGCGCGGACCACTGACCGATTTCGGTGCGCTCCTTCGAGCAGGCATACAAGCCGCTCAACGCCCGCGTGGCGCTCTCCGCGCTCACCGCCATAGGTGGCATCCAGCAGGGCGCGCTGATCGAGCGAGAGGTGCGATTCGATGACATCGTGCACGTATTGCGCTTGTGCTTTCTTCTCGTGCACAGACAGAAGCAGTGCGGCGCCGTCCGGTCCGGTGTATTCGCCAATCTGCCCGATCTTGACGCCGGGCCGCGCGCGCCAGGTGTAGGCAAAGGACAATGCCGCCTCCATCGAGCGGAACATCGGCGCGCGACTGTCGTCTTCCGGCTTAGGAGTGCGAAGGGTGAGGCGACCAAGTGAGCTTTCGTGTGCGGTGCATACTTGCATATCGGTCCTTGTCAGTGGAGCGGGGCGGTCAGCAGATCGGGAGCGGCTTGGATTACCTTGACAGTCTGGCCCGTATGCGGGCATTTGCGCGTTGAGGGCTCGATGACATGGCCCTCGGCGCGCAGCTCGGCTACTCGCGCGCAAACGCTAGAAAGCCGGATGCCGGTCAGGTTCGAAATGTCGAGCCGGGATAATGCTGTAGTCGGTATCGTGCGCAGCAGTGCGAGGATCTTGGATTGCTGGTTGGCGACCGTTCCATCGTCGCGCACGGACAGATATGCTTGTAAGCTGGTTTCGCTGGTTATCATGCTGGCTCCTTGATGTCGTCGGTTACTTCGTCGTTGACAGGCAGGCCGCTGACAGGGCGCAGTAGATGGTCTGAATAGGCCCTTTCTGATACATAGAAAAGGCGGCCCGAGTCAGTCCTGACAGGTATCTTTCGACCAGTAGAACGTATTACCCAGGCGAACCCAGTAATCGTACTGAGGTGAAACGATTTTTCTCCGAGTCTCTCGCCTAAAACTGCGGGCCTAATAACCTCGACTATGATTCCCGCCATTTCCGGCGTAACAGTGCCAGCCATCGCAATGGCAAGATCGCCAGGTTTGCAGTTCATTGCCCCACCCCCATGCGAACAATCGCGTTGACAGCGTTCAGCAGCGTCGGATCGATTTTCGGGAACCGCCGATTGTCTCGACGGTACTTTGCGTCTACCTCGGCTTCGGTCAGTTTCGGTCGCGGCGCCGGCGTCGGTCGCAGCGTGACGTTCTCGCCCTTGCCGATCACGTACCGGACAGCGCGGCGATAGCCGTTGTTGTCGATTGCGCGGAACTCCTGGTCGCGGCCCGGAACGCGCGCGCGGCGTAAGTATTCGTTGACCACCGATAATTCGCGCCCGATGCCCTCGGATATTTCCTGAGCAGTGCGCGGCTTTCCGTCAGCCATCAGAGTGCGAATTAAGTCAGCAGTGAATACGCGTGTGGTCATGCTTGCTCCGCCATGCAAGAAAGAGGGTGGGCGCCGTAGTAGAGGCGGAAGTGGCCGATTCCGAATGTGCCGAGCACGGCGAGCGCGAGCACGATTCCGCCGATGACAGAGAGGATGGTTTTAGTCATTGCGCATCCGTGCTGCGGAGAAGTGCGCCAAGCGCTTCTGTATACGTCGCCATGCGGTCGTGCGACACGCCATTGGCAAAGCGCCCCGCTTCAAGATGCATATGCAGTCGGCGCACTGTGGAAATCTGCTCGTCCGTCAGCGCTAACTGTCTCTGCACTGGTTGCTGGGCGGCGTAGTTCTTCAGGAAGTAATCGGCAATCCACCGCATGCGAGCCGGTTGGCCGGATACCGAGTCCGGGCACAATGCATGGGCAGACATCATCACGTCACCGGGCGAGCGTGAACCGCGATTATCCGCATAGGCCCCCGGCTCCGCTGCCACCTTTTCGGCGGAGAGTGCGGCGCGATAGCGGGCTTCTATTCTTTCGCCCTGCGCGTAGATACGCTCGGCAATCACTGCCTCTCGCACCCGCTCCCCAATCGCCCCATTTGGGAGGCTAGATTGCGAACCGGCGTCGGCAATAAATTCGCAATCCGCGATGCAGCTCCTCAATTCTGCCATCGCCAGGCGAATTTCTGAGGCCGCCTGCATTGGATCGCATGCGTTTTCCAGCCATCGAGCCGTGCATTCCATCGAAAAAAGCACGCCGTCGAACGCGCGTTTTTCACGACTACTGTATGTTTGTACAGTAGTACGACCTAATGATGCCTCGTTAGTGTTCATTCTCAGTTCCTTTTTTTATTTATTCATATGAAAGATTCTTAGGCAATTTCGGACCCAAAAACCGATACCGTAAGTATAAACGGATACCTCTGCGGTATCCATCAAATTCGCAAAAAAGATGTGCTTAGGCGCGAGCACGATGTGATTCCCAATCGAACGCCAGAACGCGACCGCCACCTTCCCGCAATCGATCAACGACTCGCGCTGACAGATACTTCTCGATTCCGCCTAGATCCTCGTTCGACGCAATGATGGTCGGTCGGCGCGCGTCGTACCGCCCATTGAGGATCGCAAACAGAATCATCTGCTCGTTGTCGCCGCCGCCCTGAACGCCGACTTCATCGAGAATCAGCAGATCCGGGTCGACCATCCTTTGAATCGCTTCTCGCTCAGACATTCGCGAATCTCGGCGGTACGCCTCGCGCACAAACTGGACCGCCTCATACGTGCGCGCAAAGAGCGGCAGGGCGCCGCGGCGAGCAACGACGCGCGCAATGGAGATCGCAAGGTGCGTTTTGCCTGTTCCGAACAGGCCGCACATGATGAGGTTTCGGCCGCTCGTGCTGACGTCATCCCATTGGGCGGCGTACTCGCGGCAGGCGTCAAGCACCTGTTGCTGAGCAGGAGTTTCCGCCCGATACGTTTCGAACGATGCCGACTCGAAGCGCTTAGGGATGGCCGCGCCTTTCCACCCGCTCAGCAGAGCATCGCGCCGAGCTGTACGCGTTTGTTCTTCCTGCAACTTCAGGTTTTCTGCCTTCCGTCGATCATCGTTACACTTCTCGCAACCGGGCCAGCGCATAGCTCCTGCGAGAAATCCGCCCCTCTCTTTGTATTCTCCGTGAGTAGGGCAGATCGAGTCGCGTTCCTCGAATCTGATGTGCCCCATGAGCGCGCCGATTGATTGCGGGTGCCTAGAATGTTCCGTCTGCATTGATACCCCTCCGATAGTCGATACCCTTGAAGTCCGCAGCCGTTACCGGCTTGCGGTATTGCACTGGCTTGCCGCCAGCCCCGATCCCACCACGAGCAGAGTCTTTCGCTTTTGGCTCGTACACGTCCTGCCAGCAATTCAGCGTCGAGTTATCCAGGAGAGATTTCACGTCATGCCCCGCATCGCGAAGCGTTGCGAGCTTCTGGATCATCAGTCCGATGGCGTGATCGGTCATCGGCTTCTTGATCTTTTTGCGCATGGCTGTGAATGCATTCCAACTCGTCGCATCAATCCAGTCCGGCAACGATAAGGGCGCACTCGCGCCGCGCTTGCGCGTTGTTGGTTTCTGTTTAGTCTCTGTTGTAGTCTCTGTTCTATATAGATGATGGCTGGAGGTTGCCGCTTCCGACGATTGCAATTTGCCGTCGTCTGAAGATGGCAATTTGCAATCTTCGATGGCAGCAAGTTGCACGTAATCAATGCGGTAATACATCGTTTTGTCGAAGCTGTTTTCGGCTAGGCATTCCCCGATCAAAAGGCCCCGTTGTTTCAGGCTTGCAAGGGTTCGGCGCACAGTGTCAGCCGACCAGAACGGGAACTGCTCGTGCCACTGTTGGACTGTGTTGTAGACCCACGTGTGGCCCTTCTTTTCGACGTTGCTGCGCTCTAGCCAGTAGTGGATCTGCTGGACGACAATTGCCTCGTTAAGGCCGATTGCTACCGCAAGACCGGGGAGCACCTGAAGCGGAGACTCATTGATGAGAAGCTTGCTCATGCCTTGTCGTCCACTAGATACCCGAGATCGAGAAGTTCATTGAAGGCATCGCGGTTCTCTCTTACGCCGCTCAGCTGGCGAATGAACGCATCAACCTCAATCTGAGGATTGGCGTCGATAAACACCATCAGGCCGCGCGCGTGCCATGACAGGCGCGGGTTGTCGATAAGCGATTTGCGAATCGCGACCATCTTGTGCGCTCGGGTGATGGTCATTTATGCCTCGCCTCCTTCCTGAGATTCCTGCTGTTCGATGAATTCGCTCTGAGGAACGACTTCAGGGCCGCGCGCCTTGCCTACGAGCTTCGGCATTTCGTGGCGCAATCCGATCATGTCGATGACGGTAAGGTGCGGCTTGTTCGGTCCAACTAACTGCGCGCTGACTCGGGCGAATTCGAGCGCGCGTTTTTTGCCGACCACCTTGTGACCGTTGCGGATGTTGCTCCAGTAGATCGCGCCGATTCCTATCACGTCGAGCAACTGGTTGACGACCTTCGCCCCGTATGCATCGTGAAATTCTTGTGCGTTCAAGTTATGGCTCCTTTGCCGGGTTATAATTGCACTACAGTATAGCATCGGATACCGTGACGGTT